GGCCACTCTGCCTCTTTCTCTAAATCGGCCTGAGTTACTAAGCCATGGCTAAAGCGTCTTAGTTGGTAATGGTTATTCGCAAAGGTGCGAAACCTATCTATTATTATTTTGTAATGGTAATCTACGGTGCTCATATACTTATTAGTGTAAATTGTTATTCATTTTCGCTAACTCGGTATTATAGTAATCTAGCGAATAACTTAAATGAGCAAAAATAGTGCTTGCCCTAGTGTTGGTAATGGATTCAAATTTAGTTACATCCCGTTCCGCCATTTCCTCAATTACATGAAACCACTCGTAAGTATTGGCTAAAGTTTTACCTCGCTCAGTTCCGTTATCTCCGCTTGTATCTCCTTCACCAATCCCTCCAAGTATTCGGGGGAATTGCTCATTAAGTCGTTTAATAATATCGAAAAAAAAAGCATACAGCCATTTACTACCGGTAAAGGTAACTGCCTCATTTTACTAGAATAAGCCGCGTGTATATCGGCATCGTAAGGCTCTATAGTGTAACGGTCATTTAATTCAGCTGTTACGGGTCTATAGAGGATAGTTAAAAGCTTATCGTAATTTTTAGGTAGATCTTTAGCGTATTCCATAGCATCTAACCACTCGCCAAAGGTTATAGCTTTAAGGTTAGGGTGGAAGCCAAATTTAATACCGTCCAGCTCCACGAATTGCTTAAATATTTTTTCCTCTTGCTTTAGGTTGTAAATGTAGGAAGCTATTACCTGCTCCACTTGCTCCATGGGTAGCTCCCTAAGTTGGTCGCGCTTTTTATTTAGAATAACTGAAAGCTGAGCTATGGGGTCATTACCTGCGCCCATAAAATCTATAAAGGTGCCTAACGTTTGGTCTGAGTATTTAAGGCTTATCTTCATATATTGGTAGCACCCCCGTCTATTGTTATGTTAATACTCTTAAGCTCAGTGCTTACTTCCTGGCGTTCAATGTAGCCCCTTTGTTTTCCTTTTGTCTTTAAGTAAAATATTGTAGCTGTAGTATCACCCTCGTGAATTAAAGAATGTAATTTACTTTCTGCGAAATCTAGCGCTAAATCGGTTAAGGACTGCACGGCTTTATTATATTCCGGGTCGCTTTGTAACCATTCGTAATGGGTAGTTCTACTTATTCCTACTGATCTACAAGCACTCGTAACTACTCCTAAACTTTTCTCTAGCGCCTGTATCATGGCTTCCTTTTTTAGTGTTAAGTTTTGTTCACTCATTGTATTTCAATAATTTAAGTAGTGCGTGTTCAAGGTTTACTCCAAACTTACCGAGCTCCTTAGTAACAAAGTCAGCCTCTTTTTGGTTAAGCCTAAATGTAATTTCCTGCCTGTCGAATACGTCTAGCATTACTTCATGCACTACCGGTATTCCCCATTCCTTAATTTCGGTAGGCTCCCATTCATTAAATATTTTATCTAGATCCCAACTGCCTGAGCTTATGTTATCTTTTACCATAAATTCTCTTTGGCGTTCTATAGACCAATTAACAATTATAACGGGTACGGTTGTAATGCCTAGCTCTTGGCAAGCTCGAAAGCGCATAGAGCCTCCTAATATTTGGTAGTCCTCGTTAACTACAATGGGGCGAGCGCTCAGCATATCGGGAAAATTAGAAATAGAGGTTTTAAGCTTATTAAATTTCTTTTTAGAAATTGTACGGGGGTTATCCTCATGTAGCTTTAACTGCTCTATTTCTAAGTAGTCCCTTATCATGTTATTTTAATTTATCCTTTTGGCTCTACGTATGTACAAATATAAAGAGCTGTTGGGAATATTCCTAATATACTCCCATTTTCAACATCTTCATAAACTACTATAGTGTTACCCTCTAAAGATACAATAGCATTAGTATAACTGTAATAACCTTCGCTTTGAATGTTAATTAATTGGTACTCCATTTTTTATTTTGTTTTAGTTGTTTCTTTATGATCCACAGTAAAGGCAGTTATCATCTTCGCCACCCTCACCCTCGTTTAAAATGCGTTCTACTTCCTGGTTAATTTGTTCCTCGCTCCAATTTGGATGAAAAGCTATAACCTGTGCTTTTAAAAATGCGTGTTCATTCATAGTTTACTAGTGTGGCTTCTGCCGTTGTTAATTCATTAATTTTATTTACTACGTCTGGGTTGTTATCATAGTGCTTATTAATACCTAACCTCTTAATAGTTAATATCTTATTAGAGTTATTACCCGTAATAAATACTTTACTTCTAGCTATTCCTAGTTCTTCTGCTAATTTGTAAACGGGGTTTTGCCTTGCGGACCCGCGCGCAGTAATAATATAAACGTCGTAACCCTCCGTGAGTTTGCGCTTAATTAGTGAAATTCCATTTTTAGTAGTTAAAACTCCATCAAAGTCAAAACTAATCTTTTCAAGAGCTAAAATAGTTCTTATTATACGTTTGTATATACTCATAATAGTTAGTGTAAAAAGTATATCATTTTAACTAGCATTTATAGTAATTGTTAATATACTTATATATACGTATATATATTAAACATATTCAAAAGAAAAGAAAGAAAAAGAAAAAAGCTAAAAAAGAAAAAGAAAGAAAAGAAAAAGCTCCCCCAAGAAAAACAAACGTTCACGCTCATAAAGAGCATTTACTCGTTCCAAGTAGCGTAGTTCTACAAGTTTAGGCTTTTGATACCGCGCTATGCCTTACGCGGGTTAAATGGAGCTTTCTAATCATAAAAAGAAAATGCCCAGGGCGTATGCGAAACCACCCCAGGCACCACTTTTAGAAAATCAATACAAACTAACTCTAAACCCTTATTTCGCATAGTGCAAATATTACTAATTTTTAGATACATAAAAAATAAAGTTATTCACTTTTTCTTAAAGAAATTTAAGTAAGCCCAATGGCACCAAAATAAAGGCCATACCAAGCCCGTAAGGAATATACCTAGGAAAGTATACCAAGTAACAAACTCGCGCTCGTAACGAGCTACGTATGCGCTTAAAAATAGGGTGTGAATAGTTAATACTATTAAGTAAATACTTAAAATCATAGTTGGGTGTTTTTAGGTTTACGGCCTCTTTTCTTTTTTTCTACTACAGGCTCAGTAGTTTTTAGATCATTAGCTAAAAATATAGTTAAGGTATTAACTAGCTCCTTCATACAGCTACCGCAGTTCGTGAATGTCTTGTTATCACGTTTACCAAGTAACTCTTTTCTCAGCTCGAATACTTGGCTAACTTCTTTTGCAGTCATGCGGGTGTTATATTGCTTTTCGCCCCTCTCTTTTAGCTCCTGTAAAAACTTCATAGCTTGTGGCTTCCATTGCTCCGCATTTATCTTAGGCCAACGTTTGCCTGGGCAATCTTGGACCGCGTAGCTAGCTAAATGAGCAGTAGGGCAACCGCACGGCTTAAATGTAACGCCGTCTAGGGTATGGGGTTTCTTAAATGGGTTAATGGCGTTCGTTGGAGGTCCGCAGGTGCCAAATTTCTTATTGTATACCGGACATTCTTTACAAATGGTTAAACGAGCTGTAAAGTCGCTCTCACTTATTAGCATCATATTTATTTAAGGTTAGTGAATTTCTTAGCATAGCTTTAGCGTTCTCAATAGTTTTATACAAATAGCTTATACTTATATTAGTTTCCTCGCTTAGTTTTTTATAGGTAAAATCATCTAGGGCATAAAGTAGTAATAGCTCCCTCTCAAAAAATGGCAGGCGACTAATGTAAATGTCTATTTGCTCATTAAATACTCGCGTAGGTATAGAGCTAGTAAAATCCTCTTGTATATCGTGGTTAAGTTCCGTTCTAATTTTCTCAAACCTCATTACCGTGTAATTAAAAGAGCTGTTACTACAACGGGCCATAAATCTAACCGCGTTACTAACGTACTGCCTAAACTTATTGCGCTTTATTATATCTTCTATTTTAGCTCGGTCGCCCTCTAAAATCTTAATAAGTACTTCGTGCAGCAAATCGTGAGCTTTATCTAAGTTGCCTGGGTATTCACTTCGAGCAATCCGTAGCCATTCGCTGTAGTGCTTTTCTATTTCACGATCTAAAATACTCATCTATCGTTTTTATAGTGGCCTCGAAGCCTTTGCATATTTTAGCCTCGTAGCCTCTGGCTATTAAATTCGTCTGCCATTCCTTTTGGAAATCACTAGCTACACCTTTCTCTGTTTTAATTTCTATGAATAAACCGTGCTTGCCATTACGCGGCTCGTATATTCCCAAGTCAGGGAAGCCCCGAACGTAACCGGTGCGCTTCATTACTAAAGCTTGTTTCATGCTCATACGAGCACCCCCTCCACTAGCGCAAAATAGAGCA